AAAAATTTACTATAGATAAAATTAAAGAACACGTTTATCCATTAAAGAGTTGTAACAACTTGTGTATTGCAGGTGGTGTTGCTTACAATGGCTATATGAATGAAGAATTTACTAAACATTATGAAAATGTATTTGTACCGCCTGCTGTTGGTGATGAAGGACAAGCAATAGGTACATATCAACACGCTGATTATACATTAAATAATAATATACACAAATCAGAAACATTTGCTGGTAAAGAATATGAATATAATGAAGGTGAAGAAGTGAATTATAAAGAAGTTGCACAGGCCATTGCTGACGGTAAAATAGTAGGTTGGTTTCAAGGCAAATCAGAAAGCGGCAATCGTGCATTAGGTAATAGAAGTATATTAGCTGATCCTCGTAATCCTGACATCAAAGATATTATTAATCATACTATAAAGATGAGAGAAGATTTTAGACCGTTTGCACCTGCTGTATTAGAAGAACACTATAAAGAATATTTTGATACGAGATTGCCTAGTCCTTATATGAGTAGAATATGTAAAGTTAAATCTAATAAAGTACCAGGGATTACACACGTTGATGGTACTGCTAGAATACAAACAGTTAATAAAAATTTTAACAAAAAGTTTTACAATATAATAAATGAGTTTTACAAAATAACAGGTATACCTATGTTATTAAATACAAGTTTTAATTGTCAGGAACCTATAGTTGAAACACCAGAACAAGCAATTAGAACTTTTAAAAAAACAGCGTTAGATATGCTGATTATAAATAATTATATTATAAGAAAGTGAGTTATAAAATGAGTATTGATTTATTTAATTTATTAGAGACGAAAAGAAAACACGTCAGAACCTATAGTAATAAAATTCCACCTAAAGAAATTATTGAAAAGGCTTTATGGAAAGCTTGGAAAACATCTCCGTCAAAAAACAATGCTATGGCATATCAAGCCTTAGTATGGGGTCCTGATAAACAAGAACACAAAGACGCTATACACAGTTTAGTTGTTAAAAATCACAAAGATGTAGAAGATAAAGCTGTAAAAGATGGACTAGCAACAAAAACTCAAAATGTAAAATTAGGTGTAGTAGAAAATCCTTACTATAGACACGTTAAGTATAATCCATATTTAATAACAGTACATAGTAGATTATCTACACCAAATAAATTTTATCAAAAAAAAATTGAAGAAGGACATTTTTATGATCAAGGTTCTAAAGATCACATTGAAAAAATAATTGATAGTGTTGCTGTTGAAGTTGGAATATTTATTGCAAATTTAGCAGCCTATCTATTAGAAGAAGGACTTGATATAACATATAATTCCTGTTTTAAAAGAGATGTTAAAGAATGGCATAAAGTTGGACTTAATATGGTTAAGTTTAGACCAATCATATTTTTAAGTTGTGGATATGCTGAAAGATATAGGAGAGATGATTTAAAACTTTTTAATACAGAAAGTTGGGATGTAAAACCAGAAATAAAGGATATAATAAAATGGATATAAAAAAACTAAACAAAATAATAGATGAGATATTTCCACCAAATGGAGATTTAGATAAAATAATATCAGCACAAGATGTGATAGGTATGAGATTGAGTGGAGGTATAGACTCTGCTTTTTTGATGTTGCTGATTATGAGTAAATGGCCAAATAAAAAAATATTACCTATAACAATGTTCAATCGTTTAAGACCTGCAGCTATGAAGGCTGTAAGTAATGTTTTAAATTCTATAAAGATAATAATACCAGAAAATGACAACGTATTAGAACCTGAATATGGTTTTTTTGATACAACAGGATTTGTTAGAACACAAGAAATGCAGGATGAGTATGAAAAAACAGGAAAAAAATTTAATCCTAAAGACGTTTTTCAAAGAAGTTGGTTTTATAAACTTTGGGATAAATACGACAAGTTAAATGTAAACTTAACCATATACGTTACTGGAGAAACTTTAAATCCATCAATAGAAGAACAAAATAGAATGATTCTACCAGAACTACAAGTTATTTTTCCATCAGATAGAAATAACATAAAAGATAAACTGTGGGCAGCAAAAGACCCATATAAAGGCCACTACAGATATGAAGTTAGACCGTTTCGTAATAAAAATAAAAAAGAAATCGCACAATACGTAAGAGAATTAGGACTTGATAAAACACTATTTCCTGTTACGGAAACTTGCGAAACAGAAATTCATATGTATGAAGTATATAGTAAAATATGTAGAAAAAGATATAAAACACCTGGCGAAGAGCCTTGTAGAGTATGTTGGCCGTGTAGAGAAAAATATTGGGCATATGGTGTTTATGATTTTAATACACCAGAAACAGATAGGATACATAAATTAGAAGAATGGATATAGATTTACAATTATTTAAAAATATAATGGCAGAAGCCAGAAATAATAGTGATCTATTAGATTCTTATAGTCCTAATCAATTTAAGACCAAAGAAAAACTTATATCTTACGTTAGAGATTTAAACATTTTAGACAACAATTCTCAAATTGCTATATTAGGGGGATGGTATGGAAGTATTTTTATACCATCATTTAAAGAAGTTAAACGAATCACATTAATTGATTTAAACACAGATGTCCTCGGCATAGCAAAAAATAGGTTATTTAAACATTATAACAATATAGATTATATTACAAGTGATGTATTTGATGAAAATAGATACGGTAGAATTAAAGACGCTAATTTAATAATTAATACCTCTTGCGAACATATGAAACCAATGAAAGAATTAAAAGCTCTACATCAATCAAATGCTTATTTTGCGTTTACTTCAAATAATATGTACAACATAGAAGGACATATCAATTCAGTTAATAATATTAAACAGTTTAAAGATCAATTACCTGAAAATGCTAAAGTATTAATTGAGGATAATGTTACAGATGATAGAGGAATTAGATTTATATTAGTAGGTAAATTTTATGAAAAGAATAATTTTTAGTTTTTACATTGATATTCCAAAAGACGAACTAGATATTTTCGATGGTAAACTAGTAAGAAATGGATATACACCAATAAATTATGTAACAAAAGACGCATTTAAAGAACACTACATAAAATTAATAGCTTGCAAAGAGTGGTATGCAAATCAAATAGGTGTACCATTTAGAATGTTTGAATATGATGAAAATTTTAGATTATATAAAGAAAATCTACAAAGAAAATATCCATATTTAACAACATATAATATTGTAAATTTTTATAAAATACATTTATTGTGCAGCCTTTCAAAAGAATATGATGAAATACTTTATTTAGATTTTGATGTTGTTCCTATGAAGTCTGACAACTTTTTTGAAACTTGGGACTTATCAAAAGGAATAGCAATTCAAAATAATACACATAAAGTTGTTTCAATTGAAGCTGTTACTGAGACCTCACAAACTATACGTAGTCCAACAGCAAAATATTATAACGCACAAGCAATGTTAATAGACAGAAATTTAAATCCAAAACACCACGTTGTTAATACAGGTATTATTGGTGCAAGTAAAAAACATTTAGAACAACTTAAATACTTTGATAATTTTGATTCAGATATGAACGAAATGAGTAATTTGACAACTGGACACGATTTATTTCCTAAAAGTGTAACAGACATTTTTGGTTGGGATAACGAAACTCTTTTTGCAGTAAAATTGGCAGAAAATAATGTAGATATTCAATGGTTGGATAATAAATGGCATTACTTTTTTTCAGGTCAAGGATATGTTCCAAAAGAAACTGTATTATGTCACGCTATCAATAAAAGATTTGATATTGTTTGGAGGGCTTACGACAGAAATGATTAAAATATGTACTGTTTATTTTGAAGGCAAACAATATTCACCTGATTATGTATCTAATTTATATAAATCATTAAAAAAACATAGCACAACACCTTTTCAATTTATTTGTTTAAGTGATAATCCAGATGTTGAAGCTGATCTAGTATTGCCTTATAATCATCATAGTAATATAAAAAAACATTGGCATAAGTTAAAATTTTTTAGTCCTCAATTTGCATATCAAAATTCTGGTGATGATATTATAATAATGGACATTGACCAACAGATTGTAAAAAACATTGATGAAATATTAAACTGGCCTGTAAAAGAAAATGAATTACTTACATATGATAGTTGGTGGAATGATAAAACAAGTCAATTTGCTGACAAAGTAGTTATACCAATCAATGGAGGTTTTTACAAGTTTAAATCTGGCAGTTTTAAATATATATGGGATGATTTTTCATTAAATCCAGAATATTGGCAACTACATTATTACAATAAAGGTGATGTACACTACAAGTATTATGGTGAACAAAATTATGTTTATTGGAAACTAGATGAACATAAAATAGATATAAAATATTTACCTGCTGAATGGATAGTAAAATACACAAATTCACACCGAGAAAACACACAACTAAATAAAATGTATGCCAAAAAGTTTAATACAGACTATATGATATTAGATGAAGTAAATGAAAAAATAAAAATAATTCACTATTTAGGACCTAGAAATGAAAAAAATATTTAAAGATAAATTGATGACAGCAGTGACTAATAGTAGTCCTGGTAATGTAGATACCACAGATTGGTTTACCGAACTATCTGAATACGGTAAAGAAAGAAAAAAAGATCCTAACTCTATTATGAATAGAGCAAAAGATAAGAGAAGTTGGTTTTGTCACTTTCCGTTTACTGAGATGTTTATAGAATTAGATGGTTCTTACAAAGCTTGTTGTTTAGCTGAAAAAAGTAAAGTAAACAATATAAACAATACAACAATAAAATCGTGGATGAAAGATAGTGACTATATGAATAATTTAAGAAAAGAAATGTTAGATCCTGTAAAATACGGAACTAAAGCAATCAATGAACATTGTATAAGATGTATTAGTGATGAAAAAAGATACGGTAAGTCCAGAAGAACACATCATATGTGGAAAGAGTCAAGTACTAAAGAACGTTGGGATTCTATAGAAAGAAGTATTAGAATGTATGAAAAAACAGGTGTGTGGGAATTTGATGAAAGAGTACTACAAATACAACTAAAATCATTTGGGATTGAATGTAACCTAGATTGTCATATGTGTAACCACGACAGCTCATCTATGAGAATTGATATGATGGATAAACATAATGTATATAGTGAAAAGATATTTGGCCCAATGTCAAATACTAAAAGAAAAATTAAACTTGTTGAAGACAATTTAAATAAAATAGATAAAAAAGATGTTATAGATCAAATAAAAGAACTTGCACCCTATCTAAACAGTATAAAAATTATAGGCGGCGAGCCACTTATAATGAAAAGATACTTTGAATTTTTAGAAGAAATAGTAAAAACAGGACACGCACCTTTTATAACAATCAAGTTTCAAACTAATCTTACAAAACTGGGTGAAGGCAACCATAAATTTATTGATTTTGTTCCACAATTCAAAAGAACATCATTTACAGCTTCTATAGATGGTATTAATCAATACGCTGAATATTTAAGAAGAAGATCAAACTGGAAAGAAATAGAAGAAAATATAGAATTATTAAATTCTGATAAATATAAAGATAAAGCACACATTGATGTAAATTCAGTAATAACTTGTTTTAGTGTATTGCGTTTTGATGAAGTAATTAAATATTGTGCTGATAATCCAGGCATAAGAAGTGCAGGTTGGTTAATGATTGAAAGACCTAAATCATTAAGAGTACATAATCTACCTAGAAAACTAAAAGATGAACTTATACCAAAGTATGAAGGATGGCCTGATATTCAAGCAGCATTACGAATGGATGAAGAACCAGATAATGATTTTCAGGATACACTCAATTATATGCTAAAACAAGATAAGGCATATAAAGGAACAAAATGGGAAATGAATCTATTTGATGTATTTCCAGAACTAAGGGAATATTATAATGAATAATGAAGAAATAGAAAAGGAGTATTACAATGAATAATGAAGAAATAGAAAAGGGGATGCGTAACTTGTTTAATATGTTTTATGATTGGGATGGTGAAAGAACAGTATTAGAGACATTAAAAAAATGTCAAAGAAATTGGGATTATAGTAAATTTGATTATTATGCAAATAAATGGCACAAAGAAATGGTTGAAGAACTTTTATGGGTAGCACAAAATACACCCACTAAACAAAATGAAGGATATTATGATGTGTATTGGACAGCAGACAGAAAAGTAATACAAGAAATATCAAAATACACTTGGGGTAATACACATAGAAGACAACCTCCTTCAACTTGGAGAAATTCACAAGCAAACGCTAGTGTTTATTTCTTATGGGTAGCTAAAGAACCCAATTCAATGGCAAATGCTAATTCTGATGGTAGTTTAAAAGATAATACACATCCTGAACGATGGTTAAATGCTTATGTAAGTATAGGTATATCATTAGCTTTAACAGCTAGAGCAGCTGCTAAAATGGGATTCTCAACAGGATTTAATAAAAATCATAATGATTTAAATGGTGATGAATTTTGGGAAAAAAAGTTAAATATA